CGGGGTGTTTCCCTGCTATTTCCATAGCCAATCGTTGCCCGGTATGTACTCCTTCGTGTCCACCCTTTACCGCTTTAAAAGCTAAGTTTATCGGCTGGCCGTCCTTGCAAACGACGTAACCAATAGAAGAGCGTAGGTTCCCTGTTCGGTCGGTCGGTAAATCCGCGTTCCGGCGGTATCTGTTTTGCATACGTTACAACCTCTTCGCCTATCCTGCAAAGTCGATCTATTATCTCTTCGTCAATCGCTGCAAGAAATCTATTAAAGGCTGCATCTATATTGCCTTTGAAATGTGCTTTAATTCCCATATTATTGCTATTTTATTGGGTTATACAAATAGTGCGCTAAATCTCTTTCCCGGAAAATTTGCCCCGGTTGGGTGCTTGGCTTTTACCTTCAAGGCTCTTGCCTTGGAAATCCGGGCGGGTCTGCGTAACGCCGTGGTATTCCATCCACGCTTTTACGGCCTCGGTTGGCTCTTCGTGTGTAATGCCTCGCACCTCTTCAATGCTGCGTACTGCGTTGTTAATCTCTTCGTTTGTCATAATCGTATAAAATTAAAGTTCTTTACCTGTAAGTCGCTGGTGTTCGCTTGCGTCTCGGTATCTGTATTTTATGTTTAAATACTCCTGTGCAAAGCTATCGCCAGCCCTATATTGTTTCTTCTCACTTTTGCGGCTTTGCTTTACGGCCTCAACCGCTCTACTTATTTCGTCTTGTGTCATATTGTACTCCTACGGGTTCTTTGTGGTTGTGTCGCCCATTGTTCCTCTAACACTTCGCCTATTGTTTTATGCTGTTGAGGCTGGTTGTTTTCCGTGCTTGTGGTTGCTGCTGGTCTTATACCGTTCCTTTCCCACGTTCTTACGGCGGCTTTCCAATCCTTAATAGCGTTCCCGTTGCTCTGCTTCCAGCCGTTTGCGGTGTAGTGGTCGCAAAAGTGCTGCGCGTCTATGCCGTTGGCTCTCTCCTTACAATATTCCTCAACCTCTACAACAGAAGGGGGTGTAAACCGGGGGCGGGCTTGGGTTAATACTTCTTTCCCCTTTTCCTTATCCTTATTATTACTATTTACATTTACATTAACATTCTCATTAGCTTGTTTGTCGGTTGTTTCTTGGTTGTTTGTCGGTTCGCGGTCGTTTGTTTCTTGGTTGTTTTCTTCCTTCCGCTTGGTGGCGTTTTGGTTCCCTTTCGGTGCGCCTCCGGCCTGTCCGTTCTTATACCTTCGCCAATTAGCTTCTAATTGGGGCTTTATCAACTTCCAGCATAACTGCGCGTATGGGTCTGTTAATGTTGGTTCCCGTTCGGTTAGTGCGTACTCTGCAATAGCTTCGTAAACACTAAGCCTAACTTCAACCGGGCAAATGTCTATAGCTTCCTTGAAGCTCTTATAGAAAATAAAGCTGTCCTTTTCCATATTGTTGGCTTGTATTATGCAATAGCGTAAACTACTCAATTTCCCGGTACAAAATACACCTTATAACGGCCTCCAAAAGTGCCTTTTCTCCACTCGTCACAAATGGCAAAGCCTTTGTTTCGTAGGTCTCTAATATGTCCGCGTGGATCGGACAGGTGCAAAGCTGCTGAAATGTCGGCGGCTGAATGTCTGCCCCCGGCTTCAAGGAAACTATATACAAGCTGCTGCAATATTGCGGGGCGTGGCTGGTTGCTGGTGGTTCTTTGTGCCATATCTCAATAATTATTTGCTGGTTAATATCCTGTCTATATCGGACTTTCTGTATCGGCTAAGTCCACCTATGTGGACAGGCTTTAAGAAGTCTTTTTTATCCCAATTCCAAAGGGTGGAGGGGTTCACGTTTAGGAGTGTGGCCGTTTGTTCGCGGGTGTAATATACTTCGCTTCTGCTGGCCTCAACCTCTCGCGCTATCTCCTGACGTGTCCGGCCTATTAGGTCTTTAGCAAACTCGCCCAGCTGGGCGGCTGTCACTTGAAGCGTTACGTTTGCTCCGCTGCTGATAATTTCTGTTATACTCATAACTCTTTGCTTTATTTGTTACACCTTCGCCGGGGTGCGCACTTTCCCGGCTGCTGGTTTGTGGTGCAAAGATAGAGTATATTAAAGCGTTTCCAATGATTTTAGAAGTTGTATAAAATAGGCAAACAATTTAGGCAATTTATACAACCAATAAAAAAAAGAAACGCGGCCTAAATTGTCTAAATTGGTCGCGTTCCCTTCTTACTGCCTTGTTATCTGTTGCCAAATGGTGGCATTTGTTCCCGTATCTTTGTGGTTAGTTAGTTGGTTGTTGTACGTCTGTATACTTCCAATATCCCCCAGCTCCGTTGATAGTGCTTCGTGCTGCTCTGTTGCTTGCGCTCCTTTGTACTTGCTATCGTAAGCCAACAAAGCGTTAATAACGGGTCTTATCGGGGAAAATTTGCCGCCTCTATGCCGTTCGTTTAGTATTGTTATTAGCCTGCTGTATTGCGTATCGTTGAGGCTTACTATACCTGTTGGTTGAATTAAAATAATGCATACTTAACTTGCCCTATAGGCTTATG